GGCGGGGAACGTGTTGCAGCTTCCGTCGAACACGACATTTGCTGATGCACCGGCAACGCGCACGGCGCTAGGGCTGGGGACGGGGGACTCGCCGACGTTTGCGATTACTAACGCATCAACAGGGTTTTACGGCACGGACGCAAGACTCGTCACTACGTCGGGTGGAGTAATGCTGTTAGGTTCTTCTTTTTATTTTACATGGGGCGCTTCCACCCCCACCTCAACAAAAGACACATCCCTCTCCCGCCTTTCTGCTGGGGTTTTGGGGGTTGGAACTGGCACAGTAGGCAGCACGGCTGGCAGTCTATCGCTCACCAACCTCACCGCCAGCGGCAACGTCGGCATCGGAACAACGAGTCCCGGATCAGGGTTGCATGTTTCCGGGGCGTTGGGATCTAACACCACGACTTACGATAGTGCAGCAGCGTTAAAACTGACTAATACGGCAGGCAATTCTTGGCTGCTAACTTCCGGGGTAATTGGAGTTATCAATGGAAGTTTTTCTATCAGGCAAGGAAGCACTGCGCTGCCTGCATTAACTATTGCTGCAACTACCAATAACGTCGGCATCGGAACGACGAGTCCGGCCAGCAAGCTGACAGTCACAGGCGGTGACATCGAAGCCACCGACAGCACCAAAGGCATCATCCTCAAATCCCCCAACGGCACCCGCTACCGCGTCACGATCAGCGATCTTGGAATCTTGTCTGCCGCGTCACTCTAACCACCTTTCTCCCATGCCCATCATCCCCGAGCAACCCATCGTCGTCCCGCCCGTCCCCGGCGAGACCTTCACCGAGCAGTGGATCTACAACCTCGTCGTGCATTCGCCCGCGATCAACTCAGGCCGCGTTCAGATCCAGCTCCTGCCGTTCGATCCGACCGTGCCGAAAATCGGACCGGGCGAGTTGCTCGAGAACATCGAGACCGACCGCCTCTGGGATGCCGTCGCGGAGGTGCCTGAGGTGGCGGCTGCGATGCAGTCGGTGCTCGATGCCGTCGAACCGCTGCGGGCATGGATCGCGGCGCAGAACGCACCGCAGCCTGAGCCTGAACCCGAAGACCCCGCCTGACGCATGCCCCTGAGAGCATCCAACCTAGCCCCTAGCCGCCAACGGCTGCTGACGTTCGTCTCGCCAAGCGTCGCGGACATCATCTTCATGGAGTCGGTGGATGCCCAGCGCATGGGCGCAGCGCCTCCGGCCTACGGCACACCCCACCCCGACACCAAGCGCTGGCCGGACCACGTGCTGGTTTTTGCCAAGACCGCCGACGAGCAGGGTCTTGTCTACCAGTTTTTCTACGCAGCCAAACGCGAAGAGCAGGACAAATACAACTACGAGATTGGTTCGGATGATCGCTTGGTGCGCACCTACGTGCTGAAGCGTTCTGAATACCCAGACTCTTCCGTGCTACCAACGCCGGTAGTTGGGTCCGCCGACGCGCTCTTTGGCAAATACGTGTTCGCCTTCGAGTTCTTGGACCGATCCGAGCAGGAGCTGGACTCCATTTTCGTGGTCCTCAAGCGGGTGTATTCCATGCCGGAGACGGTGTCCTACGAGTTCGACCGGAGCGTGGACCGGATGGTTCGGGTCACGCGCACGATCATCCCTGCAGGCAGTGAAACAGGCTCTGCCACCGCAGGGCGCACGGTGGAGATCGCCCCGCAGAACACCTTCTTTGACCTTCGCGTTACCAGCGAGGTGGTCTTTGAGGAGTCAGACTTGGATGGCGACGGCAACCCCAACTACCCCTTGTCGCTGACCACTGTCGCCACCTTTGTAAACTACGACTTCCCGCCGCGCTTGAACTACGTTGAGATGCACGGCACGTGGGCTTTCGCCGACTCTACAACACATCAGGCATCCTACTCGGAGGACTTCTTCTTCGAGTTGGATTTCACGGAGCCGCCTCCGGGACCCTATGCGGCGCGCGTGCTTCGCTTTGTCACGGACGCACCCGAAGAGATGCTCGCGTTGCCCCAATACCAACTCGACAAGGTGATCGCCGACCGAGACACCTTCGGCATGCTGCGTTACTGGTGGCGCGCGAGCACCAAGGGCAACAGCACCTTCGCTCTCGCAAGGCAGCAGGACGTCGGCCGCGCGTGCGTGCATTCTCGCATTGAGTTGCCCAAGCAGATCAACTACGTCGCTGGTTCTGGTGAGGGTGGGGAAGCCCCTAGCGCTGGTGGTGGTCCCGGCAGGCAATACCTGCCCGAGACCGACGGCTATCAGACCTTCATCAGCAAGAACCTGCTGAACGCCGCCATCGAGGTGAAGCAGACCGCCCACAACCTTTTTGAGGTGCAGGTCGTGCAGCTCTACTTCACCGGCACCGTGGAGAGCGCCATCTATGGTGGGCCGCCGCCGACGAAGGAACTCTCCATCGAAGCACTCAACCTGTAACCGGAATGGCCGAAACCGAAAGACCATCAGGAGTCGGGCCGACCCAAGATGGGTTTGCCTCTCTCGACTTGCTGCGCGCTTTTCGCACGCCGTCGATGTCCGCCATCGGCTCGGCTTCCGAGCCTGTGGTGTTCGAAGCGTTCCGCGCACCAGCCTACAGCGATCGCTCGCAATACACGCCGCAGGTTGGGAGCAGCTACACGCAGTCGCACGACGGCCCGCAGGAGATGCAATCACCGGACACCAACAGCGTGCAGTTCGATGTGGTGTTTGTCAGTAAGAGCAAGGTGCTGGTCACGCTGGGTTTCGTTCGTTGCGTGAACCCCGACTCCGCTGTGTTCTCACCGGTGGTGGACTGGGAGCCAACCATCGACGGGGTGCCCCTTTCGGCAAGCCCGCCACCCGAGATCGGGGTATCTGCAGGGCAGGTTCTCTACTGTGAGGTCAAAACAGACAACAAGGGCATCGTTGTAGAGACCCCGCGCATTGTCGTCGCGGGCCCCGATGACACGGGCACCCACTACCAACCCCCGCAGCTGACCCCACGGGAAGGCGCTCTGCGCTACCCCCTTGCCAAGTTTGAGTCAAGCGGCGACGAGCTTATCGCAACGCAGTTACAACAAGGAGGTCCGATCTTGGTGCAGCCCAACCTCTGGGAGGGCGAGAACATCGGGGGTCACCGGGAGCTCTACAAGGAGCGCCAGACCGCTGGCGACTACTATGAGTTCCGCACTCTGGAGCAGCTGGAGACGGACGACTCTGAGGCAGAGGGCTCGTTGACCCCCGTTCCGGTCCTCAAACCCAAACCTGAGGAGGGCGAGGAGGACACGATCAAGGTTCGCTTCATCTCCAAGCGGCCGACCGAAAGTGATTCTGAGGGCGGCGAGGCACAGATCAAGGTAGAGGAGACCAAGGGGGGTGACGGCATCATCGTCAAGGGTAACGGGGTCAACATACAACCCGATGGGAACTCCTTCATGACCAACTTGAGCGTCTCGGATGGGCTCGTGAAGAGTGCTGGCACGCAGGCCTTCGGTTTGACCACAACGGTCAGCATTATCGACGGCTGCGGGACCCAAGTGCACGTGCTGAACTTCACCGTCGGCCTGCTCACGGGCTACGAGATCCAAGCCGTCTCAGCATGACAACCTGCGTCTGGTTCAGCTGCCCGAAGGACTACCCCAAGCTCTACCGGTCGTTGGCCCGTGTTCGGCTACTGGATCCTGAAGCCCGTTGCGTGGTCGTGATCAACGAAACCGACGAGCCGCCTGAGGGGGTCGAGTTTCTGCGGCGTGAGTTCGACAGGGGTGTGCACCTGAACATCGAAAGTGCCGTGCGCGGCGTAGCCAGAACCCTGTCTCAGTTCGCTGGGGACATGGTGGTCAAACTGGATTCCGACATGATCCCCGCCCGCGCGTTTTGGTTGGACGGCCCGACGGTATTCCAGCGCGCAAATGGATTCTACGTCGGCACCTACGCACTGCCGCCGCGCGTCCTCGCCGTCGTGCAGCGCTGCATTGCCGATACCCCGAAGCCGGGACCCCATGAAGCGATTGCAATCTGCTTCCGCGCGGTGGTGCTGCTGCACGGGTTCGAGATCCCCTTCACGCACCGCCGCTTGCCGCAGGGCCAAATACTACCCCCAGAGATCGTCTGCCTATGAAAACGCCTTGCTGTTGTGCCGCCAAAGGGGGTAAGATTCCTGACATGAAGACCAAGACCAAGCGGCAGGTGGCCTACCTGCTCTCGAAGGTGTCCCCCATCTCGGAGCCGCAGAAGAAAAAGATGCTCAAGGAGCTGCACAGCGGTGTGGTGAAAGTCAAAAAGTGATGCCCTCGAAAAAGGACAGCGGCGCACGATGGCCCAAGACGATTGACGTTGCGGGTAGGCGCGTGCGCTTGCTCTTTGCTGACCTCGGCGACACCTACGGCCAATACACGCACGACAGCAAGACGATCGAGGTGCATGCCGGTATCTCGGATCCTGAGAAGCTGCTGACCATCCGGCACGAGCTGATGGAGTCCGCCCTACTGCTTTCCGGCGTGGGCTTCAGCGAGGCCTACGAGCAGGAGCCCATCGTTCGCTGCATGGAGGAGATCTTCTTTCCTGCGTGGGACCAGTTCCAAAAGAGACTTGCTCGTCTGAACAGTTGATTTCCTGAAACAGAACAAGTAGCATACGCACATGCCAGCTCTCACGACCAACCAGCTCCGCAACACCCTTGGATCCTACGTGGAAGCGGGCGGCGATTTCCTTGCCAGCTTGAACCAAGTGCTGGCCCGCATCTACAGCACCGGCACCTATCGGGACCTCACCGTGCAGTATTCGCTGCCGGTGGTGGATTCCCATGTCACGCTGCCGGACGACGCGGATGCCATTCTGCACACGATGGTGGACGGGTCACCGGTGCCGGTGCGTGCGCTCTGGCACGACTTCCGGTCGGTGGGCCAGAACTATGATACCGGCGACCTGAGCTGGGGCCTGATCGACGCGGGCTACTGGCCCACGCTGAAGCTTTTGCCTGAAGCCGGTGTCAGCAGCCTGTTCGTGGCTCCTGCGGCTGCTGACTATAGAACGGCCCAGTGGGGCCCCACAGTGGACTCGCCGGATGGTAGTAGTATCGAGATCCTTGCTACTGATGGCGACAAGGTATACCGGTCTGAGCTCGACGGCGCGGACATGGTTTTCGGGGTCGGCGTCACTGTCACGAGCATTCTGTCAATCAAGTTCGACGGACTCACTGCGCCCTTTGATATTCGCACCACGTCGGACGACCCCGAAACAACCATCGCGACGGTCGGCCCGAACAGCGGAACCACGCGCTACCGGCGCTTCCGCTTGAATCGCGCGACCGATGGTGAAACCGTGGTGCACGTTCTCTGCAAGCGAGCGTTCAAGCTACTGGAGGACGACGACGACATCTGCTACGTCAGCAACATCGGAGCCCTCAAGCACGGGCTGCTGGGCCGCCTCGCGGAAGACAACGCGGACCTCGAACGGGCCAACTACCACTGGCAGCTCTGCACCAAACTGCTGGACGAAGAGGCCGCCTCCGCGACCGGTGCCGCGCAGCCGCGCCTGAACATCGACCCCTTCGGCACCGGTGGGCGCAGCATCATGCCCAACATGTTCTGATGCAATGGTTGAGGTCAAAGTAGACAAGGATACACGCCTGCGAGCCTACGAGGATGCACGTAGGATGGGGCACCTAAATGGCTCTTTGACGCGCGGCACCGGCAACAACATCGGAATGCTCGGCGAGCGAATCGCGCATCTGTATCTCGGCGGCGAACGTGTCGGAGACACACGCTACAGTTGCGACATCGTGCTGCCGGATGGGCGCACGGTCGATGTCAAAACCGGTTCCGGCAACAATAGACCGGAACCCCACTACGCGGTTCGCATTTATGCGACGGAGGACCAGCGTGAAAAACTTGCGCACAAGTGCGATTGCTACTTCTTCGTGCGCTGCATGCCATCGCTCAAGCGGCTCTGGCTGCTCGGCTGGTTGCCCGCTGCTGAGTTCGCCAACAAAGCGTCCTTCCACCCAAGGGGTTCGAGGAACCCAGAGGATGGAAGAACTTGTCGGGCAGATGAATTCATGCTGCCGGTTTCAGGACTCAGGTCGCCGCAGTCTCTGCGGATCCCGTGAACTCCTGATCAATGTCGTAGTCGGGCGAGAGATCAATTTCCCAGATCTTCCCACCACCGCGGCCGAAGCTCTTGACCGGTCGGATGTGTTTGTTGTGCTGGCAGACCTCCTCGATCACCGTCATGCCGCGCCGGATGAATTCGAGGTTCACGCTGTTACCGACCGAGCGGCCACCGTTACAGTCGTGCAGGGTCACCTGAAACTGGGTCAGTGTCCCGCGCCAGACCGTCTTGCTTGTATGCTCGCGGACCTTCTGGCTGAAGAACTCGATCATCTCGGCAATCGCGCTCCGGCTGGAGTTGTCATAGGCGGCGGCCTCAACGAACGAGTCGACGTAGGTGGCGACACCGAAGCGGCTGGTGCCTAGCACGTAGTCGGGGGCCTGCCAATCGCAAAGCCACTTCAGGAAGAAAGGCAGCTCCTCGCGGATTGTCGATTGGTTTTCCACGTTGGTCCCAAACTCCATCTGGAACGCCTCGCTGACCCGAAGCGCGATGACCTTGTCGCGGTTGCTAGTATCAAGGGTGGGCAAAGCGGCTAGCGAGTTGGGGTCGATGTTCAGGGACATCATGACCCGACCGGCCCACGGAAGCGGGATGGCGTTGTAGTGCTTTGGCTCGTATTCGAGACGCGGGTTGGCTACACATCGCTTGGTAAGCTCGACGAACTTTCGCTGGTCCGCGTAGGTGGCAGCTGAGACGGCGTCGTCGACGACCCACGCGGCGGCACCGCCGAGGGAGAAGTTGAAGCCGGTCTCGCCGGTCAGGAATTTACTGGCATCGGCAAAGCCCCCGACTGCGCCACCCACTATTTGGTTTGTGAGCAGTGTCTTTCCGCGTCCTGTAGGGCCCAGCAGGATCAGCAGCTGCCCCTGATCCAAGCGGTGATGGAGGCTCGCAAGGTAGAGCCTACGGAACCAAGCAAGGAAGTAGGGTAGAGTCTCACGACCTTCGTCATCCTTCGCAAAAAATGGGATGAGGAACTTGTGGATCCACGGCCAGTTGCGGGGGTCCCCGTTGTCCGCGGGCTTCACGGGCACGGCCCTGCAGTTGTTGAGGATCCGACTCCCGTTGAACTCGACCAACCGCTCCCCGCTAAAGACAACCGGCGCGATCTCATCGACGCGGCAGTCGTTGCAGATATACAGCATGGCCTGCTCGACTTCAGAGAGCGCCTGCCCTTTCTTGAGCTTTGGACTGAAGCCCAAGCGTCGGAGCTCAAGTACGACCTGCTCCTTCGGGATCAACATAGGCCAGCCGTAGATGATTTTGAAGTATTTGGAGCCGTTGAACCAGAATTGGTCGACCAACGAGCCAAGCTTCTTGTCCTCATACTGCTCGACGAACTTCTTGCCCAAGATCTCGCGCCAAGTGACGAACCCCTTGCCCGCCCGATCCGAGTAGCAGATCATCCCGTCCTCGCGGACCTGACAGCCTTCGCGGTCGATGCCGTCGTCGATCCAGAATAGCGGGCCGCGCGCCCCGACGGCGAAATCCCCACTCCAACGGTTCGGGAAGGCCTTGCTGACCTCGGCCGCCACGTCCTCCAACGGGATGTTGGTGTCACTGGACTGCAGCACAACATCACTGGATGCCTTGAAAAGCACCGGGTGCGTGAAGGTTTCCGGAAGAGGGTCTCCGATGCGGGTCCAGTCTTCCGCCAATTCGAAATACTGGCTGGGATCTAGGCTACACTCATCGAACTTCGCAAAAAGAATCGAGGCGGAAAGCGCGTGGGACAGCCTGCGGTAGAAAGCAGCCGCCATCTGAGGGGCAATGGGCAGCGGCTTCTCGAACTCCCAGATTAGGCGTACGTAGCCTGACTGGGTTTTGGTCCTCCATGTGGGCATTGGGGACCCCCCGAGGCGCTCCTTGAGGGTCTCGTCGATGCGATCCCAATCGAGCGGTGCGTCGTAGTCCGCAACGAATCCGTGGATCTTGTTGGGTGGGTTGTCCGCCGTGACCCGCGCGGAGGGGTTGTCCCCCTCCACCATGTTGTAGAAAACGTGTTCCGTTTTGTTGTTGGCACACCACGCCCTGTATGCGGGTTTATTCGGGAACTTCGGGATTGGGTTGGGTGCGGTCGGAGGTTCCTGCGATGTAGAGGTCGCGAAGGCACAGAGGTTCTTGAGGTAGTAGTATTTCATTTTGAGTAGAAGTTGAGGATCTCACCTTCGGCGGCGAGTGGGATGTCGGGAATCCAAGCGGGAGGAGTGGACATGATTTCAAGGCACTCTGCAAGCACCTTCTCTGCTTCTTCAGCAGCGCACTCGACCACCACTTCGTCATGCACGTGCAGGATGATGTCGTGCCCCGCTTCGTCAATTCGCAAAAGCATCTCAGAGAAGATGTCGCGGGCCAGCCCCTGCGCGCAGTTGTGGGCGATCAGGACTGGGGCTCCTTCCCCTGCACGCACGGCAAACCGGTTTCGGGGGCCACAGTTGAGGATGTCCCCGACTTCGGCGCACAGGCTTGTTCCATCGTCAGACCCTTCTTGAGCCGATAGTAGACCGTGTTGCGTGCCAGACCATTCTTGGCCGCAAGGTCCGCCACCCACTCGGGCACCTTCGACGTCCGTTTGTTCCTCGCCTGTTCTCGACGAGTCGCCCATCGGCAATTCTCCGGTGAGTAGTTCCCGTCGTTGTTGGTCCGATCGAGGGTCAGGCCCCTGACCCACGTGGGACTCATGTCGTCCCAGAAGTTCTGGAATGACTCCCGCCAGCGATGGCAGACTCTGATCCCCCGACCCCCGTAGTTCGCCCACGCTTGATGGGTTGGGAGGCGGCAGCGGTCCACCATGCTCCTCCACACTGCGAAGAGCGGGTGTTTGGATTTCCCGTGCGTCCTCTGCGCGGCGCTGAGTGTCTCTAGGAACAGGGGACATTGCTTGCTGCAGGACACCATCCTCTTGAGGTCGGTCGTCTGCTTGAGGGATTTCCCCCCGCAGTCGCATCGGACTTCCCAAACCGAGATGGTCTTGCCGCTCGGTCTCCTGTGCACGTGGTGTAGCTTCACCACTGTGCAGTGGCCATACTTCTTCCCGATGTGGTGCGTTGCTGGGGTCATACGGTAAGGATACCTGACCAACTGGTAGGGCGCAACACTTTTCTGCAGCCACCCACTCAGAACCGTTCACGAGGAACCGGTGATCCCGCGTAGCGAAAACTCCATACACGTCGATCACGGGCTGCCGACCGTTGGATTTCCAACCATCGCAGCGCACAAACGCCTCCCCGTCGAACACCAGTTCCCCAGCCGTGACGGTATTGGCGGACACCCAGCCCCTCTCGGAGGTCAACACCTGAGTGTGTTCAAACAAACAGTTCTCCGCCAAAAGTCCGTGCCAGAGGCGGAAATCACGGAGCTGCCCGTTGCGGACCATCTTGCCGACGTGCGCAAAGCGCAGCTTGCCGGTGCTCGACACGGTCTTCATCTTGCGTGGGATCCCGTAGTTCATCACCCGCCCTGATGGGAGCTCGATCTGCAAGGGCTCCCCGAGCGAGGACGACATCACCATGTCTTCCCTGAGCTGGTCCCAGAACTTGGTGATCGTGCGCATCCGGCTCTGGTAGAGGTTCACCGCGTCGGTTGCTTCTGGCAAAGACATGCCGCTGTAGGCCGCAAAGCCATCCGGCCCAAGACCGAACTGGCACCCGAGCGCCATCGCCTTGACCTTCTGCCGGAGCGGCTTGTTGTCCTTGAGCGACCCGTTGGCTGGATCGTGCATGCCGAGAATGATCGCGATCACCTCGTAGATGTCAGGGGCCTGCCGGATCATCTCCAGCCCTTTCTGGTCCTTGGCCCACCAGAACAGCGTGCGCACTTCGATCTGGGCAAGGTCGACCACCACAAGCTTACGCCCCTCGGCAGGGCGGATCATGTGTCGGAAGTTCACGCCGAAGGTTTCCTCACGCGGGAGGTTCTGCAGGTTCAGGTTGCCACCACTGCCGCTGAAGCGCGCTGTCGGGTTGGCTCCACAATACATCAGTCCCCCATAGTAACGCCCATCCGGCATCGTGCCCGCGTCAAAGGCTTCCAGCTTCCGGGTAAAGGAATTGATGCGCCGGTAGCTCTGCACGGCGCGCGCCCACGGGCAGGCCTGCTGGTGCTCGGCGAACCACTTGTCGGCTTCCTCGCTGTCTTGTGCCAGTGAGGATGGGGGTGTGATGCCCTGCTTGCGGCACTGCTCATTGAACGCCTTGCGTGAGAGTGGGGTGTAGTCCTTCGTCCAAGGGATCGCCTGCTCTGCTTCGAAGATCGCAAGCCCAATGGTCTCCAGATTCTTCTTCAGGAGGTCCAGATCCATTGGAAGCCCGCGCTGGCCGATCCTGCGGTTCAGGGCGCTGATTTTCCTTTCACGCGCAGGCCACCGTTCCTGCAACGCTTGCCATAGCTGCAAGCAGAGCTCGGAGTCCTTCAGGGCGTATTCGGCGACCTCGGCGCGGAACTCGGGGGTCATGGTTTCCCAGCGCTTGCCCTTCATGTTGTCGCGGACGCTCTTGTCCACCTCGGCACCGAGCACGGCGGCGGACGCATTTTTCAGGGCCCTTGGCAAACCAAGGAAGGCAGTCATGTCCGCGGTGCAGTGCCATGCCGAAGGCGCACAGCGGGAGAACCAGCCTTGCTCCACGCCGTAAAGGTAGAGCGATTCGTCGAAGGAGGCATTGTGTGAAAGAACAACGGCACCATCGAGCAGGGACCAGTCGAAGGCACGAGGGCAGCCGACGTAGCTGTAGCCGTTGTCGCCAACAACGGTAACCATGTAGGCGTCGAAGTTGGGGTGTGAAAAGTAGCCTCGGGGTCCGAGGGTCTTGATGGAGCAGTCGGCATCGTAGTAGGACTCGAAGTCGACGGCGTATGTAGTGGTTTCAGGATTCATGGTTCAGGTATGGGGAAAAAGAGGCCCTGCGCCCTTCTTGTTGCGGAAGGACACAGGGCTATTGGGGGCTTCAGTTGCTTCCGTGCACAGGGAATGCGACGACATCCTCGGTGAACGGCAGCTCAAGCTGCTCGGGCTCCGCTTCGATCACACGCACTGCGCTTTCGATGGCAGACAGCAGGATCGTGATGCTCTCACGCTGTGCTTCCGCCGCGCCGATCTTGCTGTTGATCTCGTCGATGGCGGCCTGCATGCCTTCGGCTTCGCGCTTCAACACTTCGAGGCGGTTCATGCTGCACCTCCCGTCAGGTTGGCGACAAATGCAAGGACGGCTTCAGGGGTGGGCTCCGAGGTGACGTGCAGGGTCGGCACGAACCACGTGTATTTGCCCTTCGACATCAACTCCGTGCCGAACGACCACTGCCGCGCGGCGACCGAGCTGGTCGGGTTGAAGGTCTGGAAGGTGAACAACCGCTTGTAGGTCAGGCGGTAGGCGTCCTTCTGGACCGTGATGCGGCCGAGCTGGTAGTTGTTGTCACCAATCGGGTAGGGGAACAAGGACTCGTCGGCACCGTCGAACTGGGGGATCAGCACGACGATTTCGGCGAACTCGGTGACCTCGTAGCTGCTTTCAGCTCCAAGTCGGTTGGCGTCTTCCTGCGTGAGGGCGATCTTGGGGATCACGTCGTCATCGTAGGGCACGTCTTCCTTCCACTTCTTGACCGCGCTGAGGATGACGACGTTCACCTTCTGCTCGGCCTGCAGCAGGACGGACTCCTTGTCGATGGTCACCGATCCGATCGGTCCCTCAATGGTGCTCATCTTCTGCACGACGTTGAGCCGTGGGATCTCGATGTCATCCGCGACGAACGCCATGCCCGTGCTAGGGCGTGCGATGGCGGTCGACTGCGGGGTTTCTGCTGCGTTGATGGCAGCGACTTCTTCGGTTTCCTTTTTGGAACTCATGGTTTCGGTTTCTGGTTTGGCAGGTTGCCTTGTGGCGTGTGGACCCCTGCCGGAGCCCTTCTCCTCATTTGGAGGAAAGTGTGTAGCGCGTTGGCCCAACCTCGACGATGCCCCTATCAAGGGCGTCCTCTTCGAAGGACCGTATTACGGCGGTCTTGCGTCCGCGCACGGCTTTGTTGCCGAGAGCTTCCGAAAGCTGACTCATGGTGAGGTTCGCTGCTGCGACTACCTCGTCTTGCGTCAGGCCGTGCTCCATTGCTAGTTCAGCGAGCCCGTTGCTGTCAACAGTCTTTTTCAAGGAACCCATCGAACGCAGCTTCAGGTCAGCGAACTCGACGCCGCTCTCGGCCAGCAAAACGGCCTTGCGCTTGATTCCGCTGGCCCACTCTTCGAGTATTTTAGCCACCACGAAAAGTTTGCCGAGCACCTGCGGGTCGCTCACGTTCGTGCTGTCGATGGGCCCGTCTGGGATGCCGAGGGGGTTATACTTGCGCGCCACGGCAACCGCTACCGCGCCCAGCGCAGGGCAGGTGTCCTCGTGCCTGCAGAAGCGGCAGTTGACCGAGGGTCCGAGGTCTTCGAGTTCGGGGGTGCCGGTGTCCCACTTGGGCCGAATCTTCTCGGCGGTGCCGATCACGACGGCGATTTCCTCGATCAAGCGGGGCAGCTCCTCGCGGGTGAAGTAGTCCGCAAGCACCTCGCCCCGTTGGGGTATCAGAAACACAAAATGGATTCTCTCCAAAAACTGGAACTGCTGGAACATGCCGACGACGTAGGCCTTCGCTTGCCAGTTCTCGCGCACCTCGTCGATCTTGCTGACGCCGGTCTTGTAGTCGATCTGAAGCCCGATGTTGCCTTTGTAGGACACAATGTCAGAAGTGCCGAAGGTCGGCGTCTGCACCGGCAGCGACAGAACAAGGCGGTGTTCGCGCAGAATCGTCACGCCGTCGGTGCCCCCGAACAGCTGCTCGAAGACCTCCAGCTCTTCCTTGAGCATGGTGTCGTAGATCTGCTGCTCCTGCTCATTCTGCAGGGCAGAGGGGTCACGCACCTCAAGGGCTTCATGAATGCGCGTGCCCATCTCGGCGGCGGGGTTCGTGCCATCGCGCCCGTGGTAACCGGCGCACTTGGCGTAGTATTTGAGGCTCGACGGGCCGAACACCGCGTGGGCGCGATCCGAATGGTCTGGTAGGGTAGATTCAGGATTCATGTTGGAGATTGGTTGCGTCGGGCCGCTTCCTCGTGGGCCAGCTTGACGAGTTGCTCAAAGACGGGGCTCACAGCTCCCGCGTAGTCTTTCGCGTCGGCGATCAGCACCTTGCCTTCGCTGAACCAGCCTTGGGAGGTCCGGCCGTGCAGTTCCTTTTTCTGCACGACGGAGATCTCGCTCCCCAACACCAGCGGGATCCACTCGTCGCTCTGCTCTGGCTGCACACACTCGACCCAGCTGGTCGTCTTGCCGCAGCCGAAGCAGAATTTCGGTGCCTCTTCGCTTTCGTAGAACCAACGCTGCAGCTTCATGCAATGTGGGCAATGTGCGTAGCCTACGAGCAGGCCCATGAATGGTGGTTGCTGGTTCATGATTCAGTGTCTCAGGGAGCAGCGCGGGCAGACGCCCGTGCCGTTGCGGGTGAAGTTCAGCGTGCTGCGGCAGCGGTAACAGAAGCCGAGCAGCTTGCAAGCTTTTTTTAGGTAGTAGCGGAAGCGGTAGCCTAGCATGTTTGTAGGAAAGTTGCCCTTGTGCCGCGCTGCCCCGCCAAGGGACGGCATCAAGGGCGCTGGAAATCAGGGAAGCGGCGGGAGTTCGATTTCGTGGCAGGCGATACGCGATGAGTCCGCGCATTCGTCAGCCTCTTGGCGTGTAAGGTATCCGTAAAAGGTGTTGTTGCCCGGATACTCATTGACCCAAACCTTGCGCGGCTTCGGGGCCATGCGGTAGTTTTTGGAAGCGGATATAAACTCAAGGTCGTTAGAACTCTTCCAGCCAAGTCCGTTGTTGAATTGCACATCTTCCCCGTTTGCGAACGCGACAATGATCGGCAGTAGCTCTTTTACGTGTTCTCGTTTCATGGTTTCCAGAGGTTTAGCGTTTTGAGGAAGGCTTCGGCGCGTTGGGCTGCGGTTGCTCGGATAGCAATGTGCTCATTATTGTATGCGCTCCAACCTATGACATCGGCAATTAGAACTGAGGAGTATTTTTTGAAGGTTGGTGGTTCTATTCCTATCTCCGCTTCGTGCATCGCGTTGAGGTCGTTTAGGTAGTCGGGGATAGGACCCCACTTGCCATCGCTTCTTCGCGCCGTATATTGAATCGTGTCGGGGGTGAATTTTGTCCACCCACACGCTTTTGCGATGGCAATTCGTTGGGCTTCCGGTTTCATAATTCTGGTATCAGGCTTTCGATTTTGGTTTGTCGTCGTTCTTGATAGTCTTCTTGAAGCCCACCTGTGCCGCGGTGTGCCACACGATGATGCCTTCAGGGTCCATGAATCCGGGTTCCGCCGCGCTGCCGTAGAGAGCAAGGCCGTCGATGCAGCGTTCCACTTCGTAGGTGTCGAAGGTGCCGCGATACAGCACCGGCACCAAGCCGACGCACGGGGGCAGTTCGATGGTCTCATTGAAGATGCGCGGGTCGCCCGTGGGGGTCCGTCGCGCTGGCTCCCCATGCAAATGGAAGCGCTCGGTGTTGAACAGGCTCAGCCGCTTCTCGCCCTTTGGCAAGCCGTAGCCGCGTTGCACGCCGCTACCCCACCACTCACCGAAGTGCCTGCCGACGGGTAGTGTTGACAGTTCCTCCGCGTGGTCAGCGACCCACTTCGCAAAGCCGTAGTTGTCGTCACCGAGCTGCAGCCACCGGTTGCGGGAACCGGCGTAGATGAGCACGTTCTCGGTGGCGGCTACGTAGCCCCCGATGGGGGTGCCGATCGGGGGCCGCTCTACGATGAGCAGCTGCGCGTTCGTGCCGTCAATTTTCTCGGTGATGACACACTCGCGGGAGAGTCTGCCCATTTTGGGGAATCCTTGGAATTCAGGTTGGTTCATGATCGTGGTTTGTAGACAGTTTGGACAGTGGGATTTGCTTCGCGGATGCGCTTCGAGCGCCAATGTTTCAGGGAGTTTGGTCGGAGTTCGAATTCCTGCTCGATCTCGGGCAGGCGGCACTTGCCATGCGCTTTTCGGAGTTCGTATTCCTCGTTGGCTCGTTCGAATTTGAGTCGCTCGGCCGCGCGGTAGCCGGTGTTCTTTTTCTTCCTACGGGTCTCTGGTGCGGCGGGCAACACAGGGACCACAGGCACGATCTTCTGCAGCGCACTGCGCGCAAGGCGCATCTCTCGGAGCGTGAGTGTCATAGGATGCCCTTGATGGCGTTGTGGCCACTGAACGTGAAGCCGTGTGAGTAGTAGCCGTTATGGTGGTTTACCAGTCGCACGTAGAGGTCCGGCCTCTCGCTCACCCGAGCGCCATTGCGCCAGCGAGGGAGCCCGACCAAGCGGAAGATCGCGACGTATTCCTCCCTGCCTTCGTCTTCATGCAGTTGGTAGAAGTCAGGATCAAACACGTAGTGCTCCAGAGAGATCTCTTGCGGGTTGTCGCTGCTGTTGTCCCCTTGGTGCAACGGGTTGCTCCCGTCCAACGACTCACTGACGGTCCAGAAGGCGTTCTCGCAACAGCACTGATGGAGGCCATACCCGAGCAGGACGTTGTTGGAGTCGATGAAGTTCCAGAAGGCGTTCTCGCAACAGCACTGATGGAGGTCATACCCGAGCAGGACGTTGTTGGAGTCGATGAAGTTGACCTTGCTTGGGAAGGTCGGGACCATGTGCCAGATGTAGGTTTTCATGCTTCGTTGCGGAATTTGGTCGCAAAGGCGAAGTGCACGGGGGAGCCGACGCGCACGCAGTATTCGTTGTTCCCGTTGTCCCCCCATGAGCAGACCTTGATGTCCGCCGCGTCGTGATACTCAGGCAGCAGTTTGTTGCCGACACACACGAACCCTTCCGGTGCCGCTACGGCGGGTTCAGGAAACCGGATTCGGGTAACGAGGTCGTCTTCACATTCCCCGTTGCGGAATTCGGTGCCGCTGCGGGTGACGCACCATTCCGAGCCATTTTCCGATTCGACATCAAAGGGGGAGTGTTCATGATCATCCGAAGACACGATGATCGCGACATCTCCACCGCGGGTCAGATACGCGCCGCCGACTTGCATTTCCAGTGCCGGTGGTGCCGAAGGCAGCAGCGCTTTGTAGCGTTGCAGCTGCCGCTCCTGCTCCAAGATGGTGGACTGCAGATCCTGCACGCGGCAGGCGAGTCTTGCACGCAGCGGTATGGGCTGCACGGAGCCGTCGTCACTGGTGTAGGCCGCGGGACCAATGGCGTCGGCGACTTCCTTGATGATGCGCGAGTAGTAGTCGCGCACGTTGGCTACGCTCGCTGCCGTTTCTTCCCACTTCTGCCGTGCGCGTTCGCTGCATGCGAGCCTCCCTTCGAGTTCCTTGTATCGCTCTTCGGCACACGGCTCGCGTTCATCAACGAGGTCCCTGCCATTTGGTGCTCCTAAGCCCCATACTTCGCCCTGCTCGGTGCAGGTGAAATGCCCCCCGTCATCGGACACAACCCAGAAGGGGTAGGCTTGGGCCGCGC